ATCCGAAACGTAAGCTGAGTTGTCGCTCATTAAAACGGTGAAAAAATTATGGTAAGTAAAAAAAAATTAAACATATCGTCATCAGAATTGAATACGATAAAACCAATAACCGATAATCAAAAAGAAGTATTCGCTTCTTACGAGAAAGGTCAAAACCTTTTTCTTTATGGTGTAGCAGGAACAGGTAAAACTTTTGTTGCATTATACAATGCATTAAAAGATGTGTTGGATCCTAAATCACCTAGAGAACGAGTATATATTGTTCGCTCATTATTACCAACAAGAGACATAGGTTTCTTACCTGGTGATGAGGAGGACAAATCTTATTTGTATCAAGTGCCATATCAAAACATGGTACGATTTATGTTTCAACGAGGCTCAGACGCTGAGTTTGATAGACTATACACAGATTTAAGAAATCAAGGAACAGTAGATTTCTTATCAACGAGTTTCTTACGAGGTATTACAATCGACAATGGTGTAATAATAGTAGATGAATGTCAAAATTTAAACTTTCATGAATTAGATACTATTATGACTAGAGTTGGTCAGAATACAAGAATAATATTTGCTGGTGATATTCAGCAAACAGACTTAACAAAAACAAACGACAGAAATGGTATATTAGATTTTGTTAACATTATGCAACAAATGAAAGAAGTTGATTGTATAGAGTTTGATCTTGGTGACATAGTACGAAGTGGTATGTTAAAGAGTTATCTAATAGAAAAAATAAAGATGGGATTACACTACAATGAGTAATAAATTTTCAGAAGCATTAGAAATCATATTGCACCATGAAGGTGGATATGTAAATCATCCAAAAGATCCAGGTGGCGAAACAAACCTTGGCGTAACTAAAAGAGTTTACGAAGATTTTGGTGGTGAAAAAGAAATGAAAGATTTAACAAAAGAAGATGTTGAACCTATTTACAAAAAAAATTATTGGGATAGAGTTAAAGGTGATGATCTACCAGAAGGTTTAGATTTATGTATCTTTGATTTTGCTGTCAACGCAGGTCCTGGTCGTGCTGCAAAATTTATACAGCGATTAGTGAATACAACAGTTGATGGTGGTATAGGTCCTAATACTTTAAAATGTATTAATAATCATGTAGATGAATATGGAGTTAATACAACAATAGACCAGTATCAATCAGCAAGACATAATTATTATCAAGGGTTATCTACATTTGAAACTTTTGGTAGAGGATGGACTAGACGAGTTGATGAAGTAACAGAACAGGCAAAAGAATGGATCCAATAACACATACGATTATTGCAGTAGGTTGCCTCTTTATTGCATATAAAGTTGGCAGATATACAGCACACAAAGAATTTGATAAATTTATGAAAGTATTACAAGAAGTACAGAAAACTAATAAAAAACCAGATCCGTTTTTTACTAGAGATTAACCCTTGACTTTTACGTCAAGACCTGATATAATATAATTTTAATAAGTGAGAATATAATGTTTATACACCAACCACCAATAAGAGATTTACCACCACTCAAAGCCAAAAATGTAGATGGCAAGAGATTTTACGAACACCAAGAAACTAAAAAAGCATATCCATCCATTACCTCTGTTTTATCAATTAGAGATAAAAAAGGTTTACACGAATGGCGTAAGAAAGTTGGAGAAGAAGTTGCTAATCATGTAATGATACAAGCTGCCAATCGTGGCACCGCAGTACATAATATGGTTGAAGACTATTTAAATAATGTTGACTTAACACAAGTTGACAAATACAAAAAACAATTTCTCCCAAGAATGATGTTTGATGTATTGAAACCTGAACTGTCAAAAATAAATAATATAAGATTACAAGAGGCACAAATGTTTTCAGAAAATTATACTGTAGCAGGTCGTGTAGATTGTATCGCTGAGTATGATGGTGTCTTATCAATAATAGATTTTAAAACATCTACAAAAGAAAAAAACGAAAACTGGATTGAAAACTACTTTATACAAGGTAGTGCTTATGCAGAAATGTATAAAGAACATTTTGGTGAAGAACCTACACAAGTGGTAATACTAATTACTACGGAAGAAGGCACGACACAAGTATTTAAGAAAAACAAAGTTGATTACTTGCCTAAACTAAAAGAAGCAGTAGAAAACTTTTACAAATGGATAGAGGAAAAAAATGTCAATTAAATTATATAGATTAACAACAGGTGAAGATGTGGTAGGCGCACCACAAGAAAAAGAACACACAACAACACATACAGCAATTAAGAAACCATTTGTATTGATTCCTATGCAAGGCAAACCTGGTGAAAATGTAAGAATAGGTTTTCAACCATACATTCCATACACAGAGGATGAAATAGTAATGATACAAAAAGAAAATATTATTTGCACTACTAATCCTGGGGATAATATAGTTAAAGCATACGAACAAAATACAACAGGTTTAGTTAAACCCGATAACAAACTTATAGTGTAATGAAAGAATTTTTTAAATCAGTATTAGGTATAATTTTAGTATTACTATTTTTAGGTATAGTATATGCAGGATTAAACAAAGCACAATCTGAGGAAACATTTCCACCAGATTTACTAAGAACACAAATGGTACCAGTTTATTGTGGTAATTCATATGCAGTTTTATTGACTACTATGAATACTTTTGGTATGCAGTTTTTAGGTAGTAGTGACGTAAGAACACAAGGTCAAGATGATGGAACACTTTTAGGTACCATGTCAATGTGGTACAATACAAATAGTAAAAAAGGTGTTTTCTATTTAACGATACCTACTTCAGGTGAAACTTGTTTAATGTCATACGGTATAGAATGGAAATTTAACACAGAATTGCTATTAGATATAGTAAACGATTCCCTTGCTAATGTGAGTAAACTACCTGACGAGGTGGAATAGAAAACGTAGCAAGGGATACCAACAAAAGGAGAAGATATGATGGAAGTAATTGAAGTAATGATACCAGTTTTTATTCTGGTACTATGTGCATATGGCATTGGATACTTATCAGGTTCAGAAGCCACAAGAGAAATTTATAATCCAGTTGTGAGAAAAAATAATGAAACAAAGTGAAGCATTTTATCGTCTATTAGATAACATGAAAGAGGTACATGATATGAAACGTCATGATTATGCTTCAAAAGAAGATGTGTTCAAAAATTTTAGAACATGTGAAATGGGTGGCATACCTGCATGGAAAGGTTGTGCAATAAGAATAGGCGATAAGTTTAGTCGCTTGATGTCATTTGTTAAACAAGAAGAATTAAAAGTAAAAGACGAGAGCATAAGAGACACACTTATTGACATGGCTAATTATGCTATCATTTGTGCTATTCTTTATGATGAAACAAAAGAAAAGGAATCTAATGACACCTAAACAATTTGCTCTAGTGATAGAGAAACGAGCAAGTCACAAAAGACTTACACACATGGACGCAGTATTAGATTATTGTAAAGAAAAAGAAATAGAACCAGATCAGATTACACATTTAATTAATAGAACACTAAAAGATAAAATTAAAATGAACGCACAGGAACTAAACTTTTTACCAAAAACAGCAACACTACCAGTATAAATGAATGAAGGATACGAAGCATATAAAAAATACCTCAGCATTAAATTACATTTTACAAAAGATGAATATGATTTCTTTAAGTATAATGGTGAAACTAATGCTAAGTACGAAACGTTTATACAACGTAATGATAGATACTTTTTTGTTAAGGCTGCAAGAAAGTACGGTGATCGTATTGTGGACTATTTTGTTAGCAATTTCATATCTAATAAATCACCTTATATTAAGGATATGAACAATGATGTTTATTTGGAAAGACAAAAAAGAATTGATGGATTGGCATATTACTTTGAAAGAGATATGGAACAATTGCTTAGAAAAAGTGAAAAGAATTTTAATAAGATATTTAATGTTACTAGAGGGCAACACCCAATATTAATTAAGACATATCTAGCAAAAAGAATATCACTAGAAACATTATGTATTTTGAATGATTTATTTAATTACACAAAACAATTTAATAAAACAATTAAGGATGATATAATATGGCCAACATTGAAAAACAAAATAATAAAGTATGGACCTTTCATGACATACAACAAAGAACGAATGAAATTAATACTCAGAAAAATGGTACAATGACAGAAAATTTATTTGTTTTAGGTAATGGTGAAAGTCGTAAAGATATTGATGTTGAACTATTAAAAACACAAGGTAAAGTATGGGGTTGTAATGCCTTATACAGAGAACATACAGTTGATGGTTTGATTGCAGTAGACCCTATGTTAGAGCACGAAATATATCGTAGTGGTTATTGTGACAACAATAGAGTTTATTTTAGAGATTGGGAAAATATGCCTAATGAACATTATGAAATGATGAAAGAGGCACAAACTTTAAATATGAAAAATCCAAATGTACGAGAATGGAAACATACACCTGAAAACTATTATGTTAATTTTGTAATACATGGTCAATCAACAGTAAATAAAAATAGACCTAACGACAGATGGAAAGGTGATGGATTTGAAAATGTTTATATCACTTGGACATATGGTTTAGCAGATCAGAATATAACATTATTAAAAGATATAATGAATGACTATTATGCATTAGGTGGTTGGGAAGCAGATAACGCTGGGCCCGAAGATCCTGGTTGGTCGTCTGGTGCAACAGCAATGTACATAGCATGTAAAGTAGAGAAACCTAAAACATGTTATCTAATAGGTATGGATATGTACAGTACAACAGATTTTATTAACAATCTCTATAAAGAGACACACGGATATCTATCCTCAGACGAGAGTGCCATAACACCACAAAATTGGGTGGTTCAAATGGGTCGTGTAATGGTTAGATATAAAGATATACAGTTTATAAAGGTTAATCCTGATGAAAATAATCAAATATCAGAGAGAATGCCTCAATGGGATAGTTTACCTAATCTATCTTATTTGAAAAAAAGTGAGTTTTATACCAAATTATCCCTTGACTTTTAGTCTGGAATATGGTATAATATAGTTATCATTCAGCAGAAATGAGCAAGTTGCAACTTGTTTATCGTTCTGGCTGAACAACGCTTAAGGAGGCGTAAGGCAAATCGTCTAGAGGGTAGTGCCCAAACGGGTCAAGACACTAGAAGGTTGTTTATTAGTAGGGACCTTATCTCATGAAAAATGAATCTGGATCCTTCCTGAAAAATTGTGGGTATTCCACCAGGTAAATCCCACGAACGGCTGAGTGATAACTTTTTTTACGAGCAGAGTGAAAACTTTTATATATAGTAATGTCGCTAATATAGACACTATACAAATACAACGAATACAAAGGAGAATACAATGTCATTCGCAAACTTAAAACAAAGTCGTGGTAACTTCGACAAACTAACAAAAGAGTTAGAAAAGGTTACATCCCCAACAACAAATCAAAATTCATCAAGTGACGATAGATTCTGGAAACCTGAACTAGATAAAACTGGTAATGGTTATGCAGTAATTCGTTTTTTACCTGCCGTAGAAGGAGAAGAATTACCTTGGGCAAGAGTTTGGTCTCATGCCTTTCAAGGACCTGGTGGTTGGTATATTGAGAATAGTTTGACCACACTTGGTCAGAAAGATCCAGTAAGTGAAGAAAATTCTAAACTATGGAATACT